GGTTTTTCCGATTCCAACGAGTTTCCCTCAAAGTTCTCAGGGAATCGTTTTTGCATCGTCTCATCAATACGATGGTAATATGTATCAGAAGTGGGGTCTATTCCATTTCTAACTAATTTTTCGTGCAAGCCTAATGCTAGGCTAGTCATTTCTTCATCCTTTCCAAACCACGTATTTTTTTCTTGCCAAGCCGTAGCTTTAGTGTCTGGTCTAGGAATATTATTTCGTTCTTCTTGAAGCTTTGACTCTACACTATTTTCCACTTGTTGTGAAGCATTATGTTGAGGTTTTAATCCTGAAGCTTGAGATAATTTATATTGAGCACTATTCATTAAAGCCTGAGCTTCAACTATTTTATCTGTATCTCCAGATTCATAAGCTTCACGATAATCTCGCTTGGCTAAAGTAAGTTCTTTTTCAGAAGAGTCAATTAAAGTTTTAAGATATGTTTCTTCTCCATTACTTAAAGTAGATTTAAGAGTTTTATTTTGTTCATTAACTTTTTGAGCATAAGAAACAGCTTCTTCTCTTTCTCTAGTAGCTTGTTCTTTAGCACGCCTTTCGTCATGCCATACTTTTTTAAGTTGTGCCATACGTTGCTTAACACGTTCAGAATAATCTTCTAATGTATCATTTTCTAGTGTTTCAACCATGTCTTCTGGTAAAGGGTCTTTGCCCCTATCTTCCGCAGGAGTGTCGTCCACTTCTTCTATTTCTAATTCAGACTCTACTTTTTTAGGTTGAATTACTCTTTCTACATCTGCTGTAGATTTTCCTGGTGTTTCTTTTTCTTCTAAATTTACCTCTACTTCACCTCCGGTCATTTCTTCTTCGTCGGGCACTTCATTTATAATTTCAGCCATGCTTATCTCCTATGCGCGTTCGTAGCCACGAGGGTCATCGACCACTGCTTCTACGGTATCGTCGTTTATTATGCGGAATTCTTTTCCGT